TAATTATTTTCATCTTTTAATCTCATTAAATTTTAACACCATCTAATAATTTGTATAACTTTTCCTCGCGAAGGTCGTTTTCTTCCTTTGCCATTTCTCCACCTTGGACAAACAAGCTAACCACTTTAGGGAGAAACATTCTACTATTTTCTTCATCGAGTTCCTCATCTAAATCTAAACTGGTTTCAACAGATAAAGAATTAGATATATGATCTGGGATAAAGGTAAAACCATTCACAAGCGTATCACTAAAGCTGTAACTTCTTTTACGAACCCAATAGTTAAATTCACATACGGCCGTATTATACAACCTGTCCTCAATTTTAATATTCATAAACCTATATTCCCAGAAACTGAATCTTTTTCTAAGATTGGTCAGACCAAGATTATATTTCTTAATGAATGCTTTAAAATCATACGAAGCTGAATCAGTTTTGTATTTTGTATATTTACATTCTTGCTCAACTGTTAATTTAAATATATTATTCAGGTCGTAGGTTGTACCATTAGATATACTTGCTAGATTGACCATAGGTTCATTCAAAGAACTAATATCGTCAAGTGGGACGTCCCAACTGGAATATTCTATCTTTTCATTTTTAGTCATTATTGACTCCTTTTTTTCTTTACAACTTTGATATTTATCTATCATTTCTTATACCTTAATATACAACTAAAAAGCTATATAAGTCAAGCTTTTTTTTAATTATTTTCATTTTTTAATCTCATCAAATACCACACCTATGATTTCTTCATCATCTATATCGTGTCCGTTATCCATAAACCACTCACTTGATATTTCAAACCAAGTTCGTTTGTTATCATTTGGGTATTTTTTCATTACAAACTCAAGTAATCCTATGTATTCACTCTTTTGTTCTTCTGTTAGTTTTTTCATTTCTTTATTTTTTCTCATCTCTTTATACCTAAATATACGAATAAAATACTATATAAGTCAAGCTTTATTTTCATTATTTTTAATGATTTGTGACCTATATCACACTTAATATCTGTATATTTCTTCATTTCCATACCCTATTATACGACAAAAAGCTAATATAAGTCAAGCTTTATTTTAACTTTTTTACTATTTATAGATATAACGATAGATATAGAGAGTTGAGATGAAATTAAAACCAAAAGAAATCAAGTTTATTAACGCCTACTTAAAAAAATCCCCAGGACAACAAGGAAAAGAGTTTGCTAAAGAGTTGGGTATGGGATATAGTACATATTTAAGATATAAGGCTAATCTAATGGAAGAAATACAGAGCAGACAAACAGAAATATTAGATGATACTATGCAATTCTTAAAAGATAAAGCACCTGAAGCTGCAGCAACCGTAGTAGATATAATGAGAAACACTATGTATGATGCAGAGAAAAGAAAGGCAGCATTAGATGTATTAAAGATGGCAGGAGTATATATAGATAAACGAGCAATAGATTTAGTTGTAGATAAACCTGAACCGATAGTATTATGGGATTTTGATGAAACTGCAGATAACTCCACAGATTAAGGAAATAATACAACACCCGTCGCGATATAAAGTTATAGTTGCTGGTAGGAGATGGGGGAAGACACACGCGGCACTATCGTGGCTCACACAAGGAAAACAAGAACCATATGAGAGAAGATGGTATATAGCTCCATCATATAGAATGGCAAAAACTATTGCTTGGCCGATAATAAAAAGAGTATTAGGAACTCACCCATATGCAAAGGTAAATGAATCAGAACTATCAGTAACATTTACTAATAGTAAGAGTGAGATAGCATTAAAAGGTGCAGATAACGAGGATAGTTTGAGGGGCGTTGGCTTATCAAAAGTAGTATTAGATGAATACGCATTTATGAAACCGCATGTATGGGAAGAAATCATTTTACCCACTTTGGCATCTACATTAGGTGAGAGTATGTTTATTGGAACTCCAGACGGATTTAATCACTTCTACGATATTTATTTAAGAGGCCTGACCGAAGATTTAGAATATCGGTCTTGGCAATTTAAGACAGTAGAGTCTAACTTTGTTAATCCTCTTGAGATAGAAAAGACTAAAAGAAATATGGATGGTCGTTTATACAGGCAGGAGTTTGAGGCCTCCTTTGAGACGTTAGGTGGAAGTAGAGCAGCATATAACTTTGAACGTGAAACACATATAAAATCTACAGATGAATTAACTTACATTAAATATGCAGGCATTGATTTTAATGTGGATTATATGAGCGCTGAGATAGCTTGTGAGTATGGTAATGGAGATATACATTATTATGATGAGATAAGATTACATAATAGTAATACTATGGAGTTAGCCAGTAGATTAAAAGAACAACATCCAGATTTAGTAGAGGTCTATCCAGACCCAACGGGCAAAAGTAGGAGCACTTCAGCAAAACAGAGCGACCATATGATATTAAGAGATTTAGGATTTAATGTAATTACAAGGAATTATCACCCTAGCCATAACGCACTTATTAACACTTGGAATAGGAAATTAAAAGATGCCGAAGGAAAGATTAATATGACTATTGACCCGAAATGTAAAGAATTAATATCAGATTGCGAACAAGTATTAAGAAAGCCAGATGGTAGAATAGATAAATCACAAGAATACGCTGGTAGAACCCACGCCTTACAGGCAGCAATGTATCCTGTAGAATACCGACATCCAGTAGGACAAGTAGGTATTACAAGTATGGAGTGGTCGGAGAACCTATAATGGATAAACAAAAAATAATAGAACAATTAGACGATTACATAACTCAAGATAAGTTAAATGGTATACTTGAAATGCAAAAGAATAATAACGATTTGTTAGCAGATATATTTGTGCAAAATGAATCACGAATAATAGTATTAAATACTTTACACGAAAAGTTAGACACATTAATGAATAAATACGAAATTATATCAAGTATTATGCCTGTATTAGACGCATATTTTGAGCATTTAGGAGAAAGTTAAAATGGGAGTAAACAACGAAAGAATTGCTGATGGAATAGTGATAGAAAATCTATCCACTAAAAGTATTCACAAATCATTAAAAGATGAATTAGATTACATTGAGAATGAACGAGAGAATACAAGACATATGTTATTGGATTATTTTGAGCATAGTGGAACAGACGAACACATAAGAAGGTTTTTTAGAGCTGGAATATCAACAGAAGTACCTATATTCACCAGTAATCTATTAGGTAGGTTTGTTAGAGCCAGGAGTTTAGTATATAAGAAATCACCTGAAATGATTACAGATGATAAGTATATAGACAATATAGATACACAGAATCTAAATACTATGCGTAGAAGGATGGAACAACTAACCTTTCTATTAGGTAGTATGGCTCAGCTAAGTTATTATGATGAACTATCAAAACAAATTAAATATGAAACTATCCACGATTTTAAGGTATTCTTTTTACCAGGCAAGACAGAACCTTTTGCATGCTGTTATCCAGTATCATTAAGAGGTAATGCTCGTATGAACGAACAGAAATGGATATTCTGGTCGGCAGACGCTATAGACCCAAGTTCAGGTGAGTTTACACGAGGACAACATTTCTTATTTGATAATAATGGAAAAGTTTTTAGTATAAATGAAGACAATATTAACCCGTATGGGGTATTGCCTATATTATTTACCCATAGGTCACCTCAAACGAGAACCTGGTGGGTTGAAGGTGCAACTGATTTAATGGTGAGTAATCAACAGGTAGATTTAGGACTAACTCAATTAGCATTAGCCAATAGGATAGATGCATTAGGTATTAAGTATATTAGTGGCCCTTGGAACGAACAAACTAAACGAGAACGATTACCACACGGCGTACAAGATGTAATAAGATTACCAGAAGGATTTACATTTGGTAGAGTAGAAGGTGGAGATACAGCTAAACATATAAATAACTTAAAGTTCTTCGTTAATCAGGCAGCACAGAACAATCACTTACAACTTAAATGGGCAAGTGAAGGTGGAGATATTCCATCAGGTCGTGCATTGCAACTTATGGAAGTAGAGAATACAGAACAGAGGGAATCTAGCATACAGGACATTTGGAGACCACACGAACATATTAGATACAATTTAGATAGAATAATATTAGAAACACATGGTATATCAGTTGGAGATGAATATAGTGTTAATTTTACTGAACCTGATTTAACTGTTACCAGCGAAGATGAGAGAGCACAAGAACAACACGATTTAGAGTTAGGTTTAACATCAAGGAAAAGATTATTAGAGAAACGGAACCCAGATATAACAGAAGAAGAACTGGATGATATAATCGCTGAAGCAGATGCTGAACAGGCATCTAAACAAACTACTCCAATCCTTCCATTAATATAAGGTGTATATAATGGCTACTATATTACACAAGTATTTAGATAAGTTAGATGACCTGAAAGTGAAGGTAGGAGAAGATGCTGATAAAGTAATACTTGATAGTATTGATATTAAATCACTTATTAAGAACCCAAGACAGATTATAGGGCAGATTGCTGTAGAGTTCTCCCAACGACACGTGGATAAGATACAACAGAGTTATACCATAGTGGAAAAGGCAACCGAAAAGATTATAGAGAAATCATAATGGCGGAAATAAAGATAGTAATTAATAGGACTAATAAACTAAAAAGGTTAAAGAAAAAACTTCCAAAGATTACTCAAGTGATATTAAATGATGTGGCTGATGCCACAGTAATAGACTTACGGAAACGAGGAGCACGTGGAGAGGGAGTTAGTGGAAAGTTAGCACCATTAAAGTCAGCAACTATAAGACAGAAAAGGAAACACGGATTATCTAAACCATCCACACCACTATATGGCACAGGTAGAATGACCCAAGGAACATTTGTAAAAGAAAGAAGGAAGAATAAAGCTACTATTGCTGTACCGAAAGATAGAGAAGATATATTATCATATCACCAAGAAGGAGCAGGACATTTACCTAAAAGAGAGTGGTTCGGTATAAGTAAGAAACACCAGAAGAAAATTGAGAAGATAGCTAGAATCCAATTTAAGAAACTATTAAAAACTTTATAGTATGCCAAATATTAAAAATATAGAAACTATACTATCACAGAAAATACAATCTGACGTGGCCATTACAGTATTAGAAATAGAACAATTAGTATCAAGTATGAGGTTATATGGTATGGACGAGGCTACTATTATATCAACATTAGAAACAGATTTAATCAATCAAGGAAGGTTATTCGGTGCATTTAGAAATAGAATAAAGAATACTATAAAGAGTGCTATAGTGTTAGCCTCAGGTGCAGCACAACGAAATCTATATGGAAAGGCAGGAATAAAGGAGTTTAGATGGGTTACAGTATCAGATACGAGAGTATGTCCTGATTGTGTTATACGACATAATAGAATAGAAACATTAGAAACTTTCCAACTAATAGGATTACCAGGCAGTGGATTTTCAATATGTAGAGGTAATTGTAGATGTGTTATGGTGCCAATTTCGTATAAAGGAGAAGATTTATCCAAGCCGCTAATTAGGAAACGAAAGTAGTATGATTTTTTACATTAAAAGATATTTATTAACAAGTCAAACAAGACGTTAAAAAGAGGAAATCAACTATGAGTGAAATAGAAACAGGGGTCACTCCCGTAAATAGTGAAACCACTTTAGAGCAAAGTGTTATACAAAATGCTCCCGCTGATAATGACAGCGTCAAAACAGTCCCAGACAGTATCCCTTATGCAAGGTTTAAAGAAGTTAATGATGCTTTAAAAGAGATGAGATCAGCCTATGATAATCAGGTAGAATCTCAAAAACAAGCAGAGTTAAAACGCCTTGAAGATGAAGGAAAAACTTTGGAAGTTAGAGACTTACAACTTAAAGAGTTGCAAGATAAACTATCCAAGTATGAGCCGTTGGCTAAGGAATACACGGATTATCAAGAGAGAAGGACTACGACCTGGTTAGAACAATTAGGTGAAGATAAAGATAGTAAAACTATTTTACAATCTCTACCGTTCGCAGACCGTAGGACTTATATGAAACAACTTACAAACAAAAACGAGGTGCAAACAGTTGTCCCAAGTGTTAGCTCAGATAAACCAGGCAGTAACTCTGTTATTGTCGAAGGATTTACCACACCACAACAAGCAGCATATGCTTTTAGTCGTGGGGAGCTAAAGAAGAACGATTATGAAAAAATCATCGACAAGTTCAGTAAATCAAGGATCAAAGGCTGGTAAAAAGTCTTTAAATCTTTCGGAGTTTAAAGAGATAAAAGAACCTACTAATATCAAGGGTTTTACTCCTGATAAAGAAGGTAGAGTTTCTATCGGATATACTCACGAAGGAGAACAGAAATGGATCTATGATGGAAAAGAGGAAATCTCTTTTGAGGACGGATTTAGAATGTCCACAGGGCAAGAAACCGTTCCTGGACGAGGAGCCATTCAACAAGGATGGAATCGTAGATGGGATAACGCATATGACCGAGTTTTTAACCATATTAAGGAGAATTAATTATGGCAACAGGTGATAGTGGCAATTTTGCCGGTGCATTAGCTGATATTATACAAGCTGAAGCAATCCAGCGTTTCGTAACGGCTGGAGTATTCGTAAATCCATTGAGACCTGATACCTCATTAGTATCCGTTTTTAGTGAACCCAGAGCTGATAAGATTTCAGTTCCAGTTTGGAATGATGGTACAAACCAAGTAACAAGTGCAGATGTTGCATCGCACTCCTCAGGTGGCACGGTTAGTGAAACCGCGTTAGATTCTACAAAAAGAACCTATACACTTGCTATGAGAGCGATAAACCTTCCGTTGCATGACGAAGCCAAATGGTCTAATGTAGACCGTCCAGAGATTCGTTTAGGACAACATTTAGGTAATGCATTAGCAGCTGACTTGGATGCACAATTAGCCCAAAAAGCAAATGCCTTTTCCAACTCCGTTGGATCAGGATCAGAGGAAATGAAAATCGATGTATTGTTTGACGCAATGAAAACATTACGGAATAATCATGCTCCAGGGCCTTATTTTTATGTAGGATCAACAGAACAAGTTTGGGATAAAACCTATGGATTGTTAGAAGATTTTGTAAATACTTCTAACTTTGCAGGTGCCCCAGCACAAGACGAAGCTGTCCGTAATGGATATGTTGGTCGTTTAGCTGGATTTGATGTATTAACCACACCAGAAATTACTGGTAGTGTTAGTGCTTCAACACCTAACGCTGATGCTATTGCTGGAAATAAGGAATGTCTGGCATTTGCATGGAGTGGGGATGACCTAATCCGTGTAGAAGAAGAAAGGGAAGGCTCAAAGCTGAAAAGTTCTTGGGTTGGATCTTACTTTGGTGCAGCTGGAGTTTTGGCGGATAGTTATGGCGTGCGAGTAATCTCACGTATTGGCTAATTAAGCTAATATAAACAAAATAGTGTAGGCTCAGCTAATAACCTACTCATATATGTAAGAGTGCATAGATGTGAAAAACCTGAATACTAATAACAATATATTTATTAGATTATTTAGCTGAGCTAAACGCTTTATTAATTATTGTAGACGATGTCTTAGGCATTGACTCAAATTGGAGAACTATGATATGTTAAATACAACATTATTAGAAAATAAAAAGATTTCTCAAACTTTAGATAGTTTGAAACAATATAGTTATGCTTATTATATATTTATGCACGATAGAATAGGTGATAAGGAGATTCAGTTATGAAGTTAAGACGCCTTGATTTAAGATCAAACAAAATGTATTATAAGCCCAAACAGGACTTTGAAGATTTAATTATATTTTATGATAAAGATGAAAACCCCGTAGTTGTTATAGATACGGTAAACAAGAGGCTTAGTGGTTCTTTTGGTGGTGACTGGATAGGAGATTTTCCTATAAGTGGTGCTATAGATGTAGATGGTAATATAACTGCAACAGGAACCATAACTGCACAAGAATTTAATACCGAATTAACTAATGTTAGTGTAATATATCAAAGTGGTTCAACTAAGTTCGGTGATACTGCTGACGATATACATGCATTTACAGGATCGTTCTATGTAGTGGGTGATATATCAGGTAGTAACTTAACTACTGGCACTATACATGCTAGTATTATTAGTGGTTCTACCATTAGTGGTTCAGTTATCAGCGGTTCATTTGTAGGAGATGGTAGTGCTTTAACTTATGATATGGCAACCACAACCATATATGGTAATATTATTAGTGGTTCAATCATAAGTGGTTCTACTATTAGCGGTTCATTTGTAGGAGATGGTAGTGGTTTAACTAATGTAGGAGTAAGTGAGGCACTAACTGATGGTAAGAATATACAAGATTTTACATATACAGGTGCTTCAACAGCAACAGTAGCATTAGAAGATGATATAAACATAGAAAGCTTAACTATATCAAGTTCAGTATTTAACAAGGTGGTAATAAGTGAATCAGGCTCTACTAATTTTGGTAATGATATAAATGATTTACATACAATCACAGGTTCGGTTAAATTACAGAATAGTATAGA